AAACAACTTATTCTATGATATTCTTAATGTTGAATTCAACTTATGGCCATGGGTAAGAAATATGTGTAAGTATGGGGATTTCTTCTTAGGTTTAGAAATTGCTGAAGGTAAAGGTATTGTTAACGTAACACCTCATTCAGTTTACAACACAGAAAGATTAGAAAGAACAGACCCTTCAAATCCAAATTCAGTAAAATTTAAAATTACTGAGGACCCGAATGGAAAAGAACAATATGAAAACTTTGAAGTTGCTCATTTTAGATTATTAGCAGATACTAACTGGTTACCATATGGTAAATCTATGATTGAGAATGGTAGAAGATTGTGGAAACAATTATCTTTAATGGAAGATGCTATGTTAATCCATAGAATTATGAGAGCACCTGAAAAAAGAGTTTTCAAAATTGATATCGGTAATATCCCACCAACAGAAGTAGATAACTATATGCAAAGAATTATGAACAAAATGAAGAAAGTTCCTTTTGTTGATAGAAATACTGGTGATTACAACTTAAAGTACAATATGCAAAACCTAACAGAAGATTTCTATCTTCCTGTTCGTGGTGGTGATAGTGGAACATCTATTGATAATCTTGCAGGATTAGAGTATGCAACCATCGATGATATTGATTACCTAAAAAATAAATTATTCGCAGCATTAAAGATTCCAAGAGCTTATTTAGGATATGAGGAAAATGTAAATGGTAAAGCAACTCTTGCCGCTGAAGATGTAAGATTTGCAAGAACAATAGAAAGAATCCAAAGAACAGTAATTTCAGAATTATCTAAGATTGCAATTGTTCACTTATACTCACAAGGAATTACTGATTCAGAAATGACTAACTTTGAATTAGGATTAGTAAATCCATCTACAATTTACGAACAAGAAAAAGTAAACTTGTGGAGTGAAAAAATTAGATTGGCTCAAGATATTCAAGGTCTTAATATGTTATCCAAAGATTGGGTATATGAAAACATCTTTAAACTAAGTGGTGGTGAACAAGATGAACAGAGAGTTAGGATGTTGGATGACTTAAAAGATAGATTTAGATTCCGTTCTATTGAAGATGAAGGTTCAGACCCTGCACAAGAAGATGAAGAACCAGATGATATAGAAGAACAAATTGAAAATATCAAAAAAGAAATTAAAGATAAAGGTGGTAGACCAAGAGAGGGTGGAACTTATAAAAAAGATAAACATCCACTTGGTAGAGACCCACTCGGTGATGATGAAAGAACGAAAAAACGTTCAAGAACTTCTGAAGATAAGGCAATTAAATATATTAATGGTATAGCGGCTAAAAGGAAGTATTTACACGAAATGAAAGGTATGTTAGATGAAAATAATATACTTGACCAAGAATAATTTAGTTTAACTTTTATAATTTTATATTTATATTAGGGAATTTTTACTATATCATAATAGGAAACAAATAAGATGAGAAAAATAAAACATTCAAAATTTAAGAATACTGGATTCCTTTTTGAGCTTTTAACTCGACAAATTACCGTTGAAATACTTAATGGTAGCGAGGAAAAGTCAAAAGGAATCATCAAAGAATTCTATGGAAGAGGAACTGAGCTATCAAAAGAACTCAGATTATTCAACCTACTTATAAACGAAAAATACAATACAGATTCAAAGGCTGAAAAGTTTATTGATGCTATTTTAGAAGCACATACTAAAATAAATTATACAAAACTTCAACGAGAAAAGTACAATCTTGTTAAATCCATCAAGGAGAACTTCGAAATTAATAATTTCTTATCTTCCCCGGTAACAAACTACAAAATTTTAGCTTCAATTCATAAACTTTTTGAAGGTAAAAAGAATGATATTCTTGATGTTAAGGACGTATTCGATTCTAAAATCACTCTTGTAGAACACATCTCATCTAATTCCCAAAATTCAAAAGGTGTTACGCAAGATAAATTAGTAGAGGAATATAGAAAACAAGAGAAGGACCTAAGGTTGTTGACATATAAAATACTTGTTGAAACTTTTAACAAAAAATATACTACTCTAAATGAATCACAGAAGGGTTTATTAAGAGAATATATTAATAACGTAACTAATACATCAAAGTTTAACGAGTATTATGATTCTCAATTAGTCGAAACTATTACTACTTTACATGGTATGTACAAGAGTATGAAGGATAAGATTACAAAAATCAAGTTGAGAGAAACAATTAATGTTCTTAAAAAACAAAAAATTGGTAAAAAGATTACCGATGAACAAGTTTCAGCTTTGATGATGTCTTATGAATTGATTAAGGAGATAAAAAATGTCAATGAACGAAAATCTTAAAGAGTATTTAGATGAATTAATTCAAGAAATTGAAAAAGAACTTGAAGAGGCTACTACAACAGGTAACGTAGCTGGTTACCAAACCCCTAAAGCATTTTCTGATAAAGGTAAATCTGATAAAAAAAGAAAGAAAAAAATCGCAACTGCACTTGGTTATAGTGTAGTGGGTGATGATGTTGATAACATCTCTGAGGCAATCAAAGGTAGAAACAACAAAACAGGTGAATCCTTTGGAATGGTTATCGGTTCTGATAAACAAGGTAACAATGGATACGAACTTACCGTAAGAAAAACTTACAATTCAAGAATAAGTGCATATGGATTTATTTTTGATAAAGATTCCAACCTAACTGATATTCGTGATTATGGATATTCACTCGATGGTAAGTTTCCTGATATGAAAGGTCATGCAAGTTCAACATCAGTAAGACCTAACAAAAGAGAAACTATTACTCAAATAGCTAAAATTACTTCCCCAGCATTTGCAAAAAAGATTTATCAGCACGTTCAAAAGAATAACAAAATGGATGAATCAGTAAACGAAGCTTCTAAATTAGCTATGGGTATTGCTGGATTCACTGGTACTCGTGGTGTTGCTGTTGATGATTTTATCAATACACATAACATCGATGCAAAGAAACTTTTTAACTTTGTAAAAAAAGGAAATTTAAAAGATAGAATGGCATTCGTATCAGCAATTGCTGGTAGACCTAATAACAAAATGTTTAAAATGATTACCAAACAATTTGGTGAATCAGTAAACGAAGCAATGAAACCATCACAAGTTCGTTCAGCAATCTCAAAGGTTAAAAAACAACTAATGAGAAAGTGGAAACAAAAAGGTGGATATGAAAACTTCGGTCAAAAAGAATTAGATAAAATGAAATCTAAGTTTGATTACAATCCTTATGGTTCACCAGATGAAAGACAAATTTCTAAGATGTTAGATGGGTTTGATAATTGGGCAATGAACTATGATGGTAATATGAGGGAAGATATATCTGAAGCCAAAGTAAAAAGACCCGTTAATCGTTGGTTAGAATTAAAAAACGATGAAACAATGCATCCTCATAAGAAGATGGCAATGGGTTTAAAAGAATTAAAGTATCAGTTAAGAGAAACTGAAAAGTTCTTTAATTGGTATAATAAAATAAAAACTATGAATGAGTTAGATTCCAATCAGTATTGGAAAAGAACAAATAAACATATTTATAGTATAAAAGAGAAACTAATTAATATCGCTAAAACGATACAGGAGATTGAAAAATGAAAATAACAAGAGAACACTTAAAAAATATTGTAAGAGAAACCTTACAAGAAGAATCTGAATATCAAGAATTTTTCAAGAAGGCTTTAGAAAAGGCTGGTAAGTCAATTCCTGCAATGTCTGATGAAGAAAAAAAGAAATTCTTTAACAACATAGAAAAAACTTGGAGTGGTAGAGGAAAAAAGAATGAAAGATTTGGTAGAGGAGATGAAACTGAATTAGATGAGTTAACAAAGGCTCAAGAAAAATTACCACCAGCACTTAAAAAGGCAATAGAGAAAAAAGAAGGTAAAAAAGAATCAGTTGATGAATCAATTAACGAAGGACCTTCTACTGAAGAAAAAAGAATTGCAATGTTGGCTGTTAGAAAACAAGCTAAATACAGAAATGTAAGTTTGGAACAGGCAATACAAGACCAAATCAATGCTCTTGAAGAATTAAAGAGAGATGCAAAGAGAGGTAAATTAAAATAAAATGACTAAGAGAGAGTTGTATGATATAATCAATGAGGAAATTGTTAACTTTAAAAAAGGAAAGATTAACGAAGAACTCAATGAATCTGATAAGGATTTAATAAGAAAAATCATCAGACAGGAAGTATCTGCAATCTTTTTCGATTTATTTAAACGAAGAAAAACTTGGGGAGCATAATGGGACAATTATTAATAGAAACAAACCTATTCGAAGGTAAAGTAAATGAAGATGATAGTGGAAGAACTATTGTTAAGGGTATTTTACAAAGAGCAGGTGCTGAAAATCAAAATGGAAGGATATATCCTAAAGAAATTTTGATGAGAGAAGCTAAAAAATACGAAACACTTATTAAAGAAAGAAGAGCACTTGGTGAATTAGACCATCCAGATTCTTCTGTAATCAATCTAAAGAACGTATCTCATAACGTAAGAGAGATACATTGGGATAATGATGATTTAGTAGGAACAGTTGAGATTCTACCAACTCCAAGTGGTAATATCTTAAAAGAACTACTTAAAGCAGGTATCCTTTTAGGTATATCATCAAGAGGTATGGGTTCAGTAGAACCTCTATCAGGTGGTAAAGTACAAGTAGGTGAAGATTTTGAATTGATTGGTTGGGATTTTGTTTCTAATCCATCAACTCATGGAGCATTTATGACTCCAATGAACGAATCTGTTAATAAAGAACTTATTAAACAAGGTGAAGTTTGTAACGAGTGGTGTAAATCACAAGATTTGATGAGAGAAATTATAACAGAAATAGGTTAAGACCATGGGATTTAATGTACAGGACTTTATGTCCAAAAATAAATTTAAGTTAGGTAAAGTTACCAGAGAAGTAGGAGAAACTCCATTCAAAGGTGGGCATAACGATATAAGAAAAACAAACTATGAAGTTAAGTTAACTGAAGATGGTAAACTTGATTTATATACACATAAAACGGAGACAAAAGAATTATGATTAAATTGACTGAACTTTTAAAAGAAGAAGAAACCTTCACAGCAATCAATAAAGATAGTGGTGAAGTTTCTGTATTTAAATCCAAAGATGCAAGAGATTCAGCCGTAAAGGCAGGTACTCACACTAAAGCTAAAGATTCGGAAGATGGTGATGATAAAAAAGATACTCCTAAAGTGAACATCTTTGATAAACCTAAAAAGGATGAACCTAAGAAAGATGAACCTGTAAGGGATGACCAAACCGATGCACAGATAGAAGATGTTCAAAATAATATTGATGATATGCCTGGTGATGAAATACAAGATTATGCAGAATCAGATATATTCCCATATCTTAAAGGAAAAGATTTGGAACTTGCAAAAATGTATGTAGATGATATT